GGGACATTTGAACCATGTACTTAATTGTTCTCCAGGTGGATGTGTCTATTGTGTCAAATACTGTTGCTGATTCAATACCGTTGATTGTGACCGAGTTGTTTCCATCTCCACCTAAAGAGTCTGCTCTGTATGCGGTAGTATCAATTAGGTCAGTAAAGTCTTCTCCGTTAGGTCTATCACCCGTTTGAAACTTTGCTTTTAATTGATTTATTGGTAGGACGGCCATATCATTGATTATATCATAAAATATAGTTATTTAATCCGATGATGGCAATGCCAATCGGAGGTACATTGCTAGGACTGTATCCTGGAACCTTGATATTAGTTATTCTTATTTTAAATGGTAATTCATAAAGGACAATAGACTTTCTATTTTTGCAGGTAGGATTAACCTTAACCACCCTTTTGCTCTCAACATTAAGAACGGTGGCTTTTGCCATTAACCTGTTATATCCTCTACCATCAAAACTTTGCCTTGCAAGACTGTCCAAACAACTGCATTGCCGCTGTTAGCCATCTGAATATCAAACTCGTCATCTGTTTCTAAAAGTTCTGTTTCATCACTTGCAAGATATACTGTAAACTCTCCTGGACCGTCGTCTTCGTCTGCATCTGGAGTTACTGTTAAAATAACAGCAGATGTAGTTGATCTAGCAAAGTCCATTGTAATTGTCCAGTCTTCAATTACTAGTGGCTCACCAGTGTCATCTTGTACATACATCTTAAAGGATGCTGTGTCTCCTCTAACAATTGTCCAGATAGATTGTGGTGGTTCTGAACCAATTTGATAAGGTGTTTGATTTCTATATTGTGCCATTATGCTAATCCTGCTTTCATTGATCCCCACGTACCATTGCCTTTAAAAGATCCTACAAGAATAACACCAGTAGTGCTATTTGATTTTGCAACAATTCCAACTACTCCAGAATTTGTTGTAGCAGTAATTGGCTGAGTTGCTGTAAGACCACCGCTTGATCCAACATATAGCCTATCTCCAGCGGCATACGAAGAAGTATTAATGTCAGTAAATACACCTGATATAACAACAACTCCATCACTACCATTACCAATTGCAGATTGTGCTAATCCAATTACTGGAAATGTTGCAATAGTGCTTGCTTGTGATTTTGTTATTCTTGGTTTGCTGGTACCAAAACCTGATATGTATACAGGATCACCCTTAGCAATAGAAACACCACTATTATTTACAACTTCTAATGTATGATAAGGTAATCCAATTGTAGGAAGAATTACTTCAATACGCTCAGCAATTGCCTGTAAATCACCAGCAACATCTACTGGAGAAGAGTTCGTGGGATAAGGAATGTCATAGACAGGAGTTTCAGCCATAGTCTTATTATTATACCACTTGCAATAGAAATAATTTTAAGAATTTATGCTGATATTTGACTCAAAAGGCCAAAAGATGCTATAATTAGAGTATGCTACTGCAAAGTAGCATTTGTAGTCTAGGAGGAAAAACTTGAGAGACAACAAAATACTATCGGGGGTTCTTGTAACATTGCTTACTTTAACATTATTAAATAATGGTTTTAGTACTGCTTATGCTACCAAGAACAATTTACTAAGTAATACCGCTCAGATTGCACCTGCCGCCGACAAAGCGGCTTTTTTGCTTTCTAAGCCTACTACTGATGTAGTACTTGCAAAGTATGCGGATGCTACAAGTTTGACTGACATCCAGTTGGTTGAATTACTGAAGGCTGTTGGGTTTAAAGGGGTAGGTCTTAAGACTGCTTGGGCTGTTGCCAAGGCAGAATCTAATGGTCGCCCATTTGCATTTAATGGCAATGCTGAGACGGGAGACTCCTCATATGGAATCTTCCAGATCAACATGATCGGTAATTTAGGTCCAGATAGAAAAGATAAATTCAATCTTGATTTAAATGCTGAACTCTTTAGCCCAGTCAAAAATGCCCAAATCGTGTTTCACATGACAAAAGGCGGTAAGGACTGGAGTTCATGGTCATCTATGAAAAACGGTGCTACGAATAAATGGTTAAAGAAATTTCCTAATCATTTGATTTAAGGGATAAAAAATACCCCCATTGGAGAATATCCTTTGGGGGTTATTTTTTTTATTTAATTATACTTGAACCCAAGAAGTTGTTAATTCATCCCATGTGTAGTGTTTCTGATCATTTGGATCTACTTCGGGATAAGCAATTGGGGCTTCCCATCGATTTTCTTCATTTAATATCCAACTTGCAAATGGTTTACGTGGAATAAAAATTTCGTTAACATATGTACCGCCTGGTTCTGCTAACTCTGTTGTGAACTCAACACATTGCTTTCCTGTAACTTGTTCAGCAATTTCTTTTGATTCTGCAACAATGGTATTTAATATATTTTCACCTTCAATGACTGCAAAATTTAACATATTAGATTCCCCTCAATACATAAAGAACACCAGGTGCACCAGCATTCGCTGCTCCAGCACCGCCTTGACCGCCACCACCAGAAGCACGTCCAGTTGCAGCGTTTCCAGCAGCGGGACCTGAACCTTTTCCGCCTGTTCCTATATTTCCTATGCCACCAGGACCACCATTACCGCTATTTTTTCCTGCTCCACCACCGCCTGCACCAGTTGTAAAATTACCAAGTGTTAAATAGTTAGCACCAGAAACTTGTCCGCTGTTGCCACCATTATATGCACCATTACCGCCAGTAGCGCTTCCTGTACCACCAGTACTTCCAGAACCACCATTACCGCCAGCAGCAGTAAAAACATTTCCAAAGGTTGTAGATCCGCCTGCGCCGCCGCCACCATTTCCACCATTGCCTATTGATACTGAAGTAGCCGCATTTGAATAAAGAAGACTAAGGCTATAGGATCCAGCGCCACCGCCGCCGCCGCCAGAGGGTCCGCTTTGATTACCTCCACCGCCACCGCCGCCAAAACCCAGCATATATAGAAGTCCAGTTTGATTGTATGTTGATGTAGTTGTAATTGTATCTAGTGTTCCACCAGAAACAGCACTTCCGCTTATATTAGTGGATGTATTGTCAATTTTAAGAACAACATTTGCTCCAGTATTTACATAAACCATTACAGCAACAGCATCAGTTGAATATGCAAAACTAACAGTTCCACTACTTGTTGTGTTTTGTGAAATAACAGCATTAGAAGAATCAAGAAAAGTTACAGTTGCAATTGAAGTTGATGGAGTTGTTGTAACTGTATAACCTCCTGCAGCAAAAGGCAGCGTTATTTTATATAAGGTATCTGCTAGTGGAACAGTAAAACTTTTAGCATTTGGACCACCTGCTGCGGTACTAGGGGTAGGATAAAGTGCTATTGCCATTAGGAAATCTCCACTCCGCTGATGTGAATAGAAACACTGGTTGTAGATGCAAAACCTGTAACAGTCTTAGGTGTTGCGTTTGCAGGAATAACCTGCTTCATATCAAAACCAACTACAGAATTGGCTGGGATTGATACAGCGGGAATAATCGTTACGCCATCAATAGCAATAGTTGCTGTTGAGTCAGATGTTGCTGCATTAGACAACACAATGTTTGAAACTACTGTTGTTGTTGATGAGTTGGGCACCGTGTATAGGGTTGCACTTGATGTGGCTGCTGCTGTGCGAGCAAGAGCCTTAGTTGTTGTAGCCATTATTTTTCTCCTTTGTAGCCATTAGTTACTACTATGTTTACATTATAAGACATTTTACAATGCATCCATTAAAAGTAAAGTTAATTCATCCTGCACACTTCCAGCACCACTTAAAACAATATCTGTTAATCCAGAAATTGTTGTAATTGTTGCACCAGATGTAACTGTTGTTGATCCTAGTGTTGGTGCTGAATATCCTGTTACCGTCGTCCATTGGACACCAGTTCCAGTTGATTCTAAATATTGTCCAGCAGTTCCAGATGTAGATGCTGCAGTAAGTGTTCCAGTTAGTGTTGCAGCAGAAAGTGTCTTACCTGTCATTGTAAGAGTATTGCTTGTTGTTGCTACTACTGTTGTATCAACAGAAAGAGTAACTGTTCCTGATGTACCGCCGCCTGAAAGACCAGTTCCAGCAGTTACACCATTGATGTCTCCATCATTTGCAACCCAAGCGGATCCATTATAAAATTGAATTTGATTAAGAGGAGATCCACCAGAATCTTGTCTTATAAAAGCAAGAGTACCTTGAGCAGGAGATGTTAATGCTGCATCACGAGCAGCAGGGTTTAGAAAATTATTAAAACCATCTCTTAAAATAACAGTAGCATCAGTAGTTACAGTATTTAGAAATGTTTGTGCGCCAGCCCATTCGTATCCTGAAGCGGTATCAATCTTGGCACCAACGGCATACCAAACACCATCAGTAGAAGTTGCTCCAGCCTGGAACATATATGTTGGTTTGCCTGAATAATCAAATGTAATTGCCATAGTTTAAATTATAGCAGTTATTTCTGCTATCTCCTCATAGAAATTATACCATAAGACTACTTATATTCTTTTACTTGCCTATACTGTGTTTTATAGGAATCAAAGAACTTTGTACGTAGTTTGCTGGTTATTTTGGCCTGCTCATTAAAATCTTCCTGTGTGCCAAGTTCCATTTGCCATGAGTCTCTTTTAAACGGAATTACCTGAGCCATTGGGGTACCTGCAGGAATTAGACCCTCAAATTTATCTGCCTCATTTAATACAAATGGAAAGTTGACTGGAGCCTTATATTGATCTGTATCTACAATTCCAGGAAGTATTGTAAAAATAGATTCTCTGTGTAGCGGCTGTATAAATAGTACCGAATATCCTGGAGGGGTTGTAATTGCCCATGGGTTAATCCATTTTGGATATGAAAGTGTATGCTTTCCTTTTCCTGGATGACTTGGTGCCTGCTCTACTGGATGAAATCCTATTGGCCCATAAGACGGCCACTCATAAAATGGCTGTGTTGGAAACTTTGACATATCTGTATTTTCATCTATATTAGTCCCTTCTGCAACCTGTGGTACTTGCTTTACCCAAAGATCTACGTAGGTAGTTAAAATATACCCACCTGTTATTGCATCAAATATTGGCATACAGCGTTTTGCTGTTCCTGTTGTAATTCCATTTCCATCTGGTTTTTTTTCACCACTCATATATGATTCTAGGGTTTTATACCAATCTGGAATAAATTTGTCTGCTGGCTTTGGGCGGTATTCGTCAGCGACACCCATAGTATCTGTAAATTTAATAATATTATTCATTATCTTCCTTTTGTAATTCTATAAGTAGTTTAGATATATCTACAACAAGCCTATTGTCTATTTTTTCATTTTCTTGTTCTGCAAACTTAGCAACCTTAATTAAAGCATTTGGCAAAGTTGTTAGTTCAATAAATTTATAATTTATGGTGCATATTTTACAAAAATTCATACCCATTTTTTGCACTGCGTATAACTTAAAAATTTCTTTACATGCAAAGCACTCAGCCGTTGTTATATCAGGAATATATGTTAAATCCCTTTGCATTATTTCCCCCTGAAAATTTGCTCTCCTACTTAAAAGTATACACTATTATGCTGGTGGAAGCAAGAGCCAAGATGTTGTATCTTCATCCCAAACGTAAAATTCATCGCTACCCTCTTCAATTACAGGGTATGGAACTGGGGACTGCCATTCATTTAATTCTTGATTTTTAATCCAAGATGGATATGGCTGTGGAAGCCAGAATTTAACCCCGTCATAGGTTCCACCAGCCGTTGCTTTTTCTGTTGCAAGAATTATGCTATCTAGTAAGAACTCATCTTTAAAGTGCGCTAATAATTCTGCATCTGTTGGTTCCTCAAAGACGGCGACGTTTACTACTTCGCCATTCTTGATGAATGCATAATTTACTTCAGCCATTTATTTATTATCCTTTTCTTTTACTTAGTGTAAACTAGGATTTGTCCTGCTCTACCAGCACCGCCAGCACCGCCAGACCTGCCAGCGTTTCCTCCATCGTTATTTACTCCAGCACCGCCGCCGCCTCCGCCGCCGCCGCCAATAACATTTGCAGCACCGCCGCCACCACCATTATAAAGTACTCCTGATTGATTGTTGTTGCTGTATTGCCCGCCGCCACCGCCGCCGCCGTTTCCACCGCCAGCAGAACCAGAACCGCCACCTCCACCGTTACCATTTATGTAACTAAATGATTGCTGTGGTCTACCACCTGATCCTCCACCACCGCCAGAGCCTCCAGTAGTAAATGCAGCAACGTTAGTGTCAGAAGGGCTTAAAGTACCACCACCGCTGCCACTACTACCAGTAGTTCCATTGTTATTTCCTGAGTTATTTGCACCAGCACCACCGTTTGTGCCAGTAGCAGTTAAAAATTGAGAATATGCAACATTTGTAGATGGGTTTGAAGTTCCGCTGGTAGTTAAAACACTTCCAAATGAGGAGTTACCTCCAGCCCCTCCTACTGTGACTACAAAGTTAGTGCTTGGAGAAACGGCATATCCAACTAAAACTGCCTTACCTGAAGAAGAACCACCTGCTCCACCAGTTAAATTGCCTCCAACTGAACCTGCACCTCCGCTACTTCCGCCGCCAACAATTGCAATAGCAAGTGTACTTTTGCCAGCAGGTACTGTGTAGTTTCCAGAAACGTTAAATGTTTGTGATAAAACATAAGGAATTACTGTTGTTATAGAGTTAGAAGATGCAGACGCAAGAGAAGTTCCATTAGCATTTGTTGCTGTAACAGAATATGTTCTTGATCCATCCGATGTTTCTGTAACTGAAACTGGTGAAGACGCACTAGATCCTATTGCGCCACTTGTTGATGTTGCAGTAAATGTAGATACTGCCTTACCGCCAGTTGCTCCTGCTGTAAATGGAACAGAAACCGTCCCTGTAGTGCCACTTGCTGTTCCAATGGTTGGAGCCTGTGGAACAGTTGTTGCAGTAATGCTACCTGAAGTTCCAGCATCAGATGTTCCAACTGCATTTGTAGCAGTAACAGTAAATGTATATGATGTATTTGATTGTAATCCTGTAACTTGTACAGAAGTAGAAGATGTTGTTGCTGTATACCCGCCTGGAGAAGATAGAACAGTATATGAAGAAATTGGTGCACCGTTTGAAGAAGGCGCTGACCAAGTTACATCTGCTGCACCATTATTAAATGCACGGCCTGTTCCTACGTCGGTAGCAGAAACTGATGTTGGTACACTGGGCTTACCAGCACCCTGAAAACCTAAACCTCTTACACCAATTTGTCTTCCACCAATAATAGGCATTTAAAACTCCTTAAGCAAACTTTGTTTGTGATCCAAAGGCTGTAAAAGTAGCCGAACCTGTCTTTACAATTGTAAATGAATAAATATCAATACTATTTGCATTACCACCAGATGGTGCAACACCATTTTGCCATTTTGGAGTAATTGCATTTCCATCAATTGTTAAAGCAGTTTGATAAAATGCAGGAGAACCTTGTGTTGCAAACATTACTACTGTAATTGAATCATTAGTTGTCATGATTGTATCTAAAGATGTTGATGAACTACCACGAACATTTAATGTCCAGTTACCAGTAGCAGATGCTGTTGAATAATATACCCCAGCAGTTAGCACATCTAGGTTTACCGTTCCCGTTGCAGCAACTGCTGTAACATTGAAACGCTCTTCTGGAGATAACAAAACGTTACCTGATAACAATTTATTTGTTAATGTTTGAGCAGTATTTAAATCTACTGTAGTTGCTGTATCAATTGCAATTGTAGGAATTGGACCAGTACCGTTGGTTACTGTGATTCCTGTTCCTGAACTCACGGCGGTAATGTCACCAGACTCAGTAGCATTTACCCAATTAGCACCATTATAAACTAATGCCTGATTTGTGGTTGGAGATGTAATAATGACATCACTCAATGCATCCAGGGTTGTTGTTGCAATACCCTGTAATGGATACCAAGTGTCTGTGTCTAGGTCGTAGACAAACCCTGGTTTTGGATCTGTTGTATTAATTTGTGTTGGCATATTTTTCTCCTCTGGTTTATTATATCAGATATTACTCTGATATCTCTTCCCAATTTAATATTTCTTCATTCCATCTATAAAATACAGGGTTTTCTGTGTCAAACCCTGGATGTGTAACTGGTGCAGCCCACTCATTTAATTCTTCATTTTTAATCCAAGAAGGATATGGTTGTGGAAACCAAAATTTAGATCCATCATAAGTACCATTTAAAACTGTTTTTTTTGTTGCTAAAACTATTTCGTCTAATTCAAGTTCAGTTTTAAAATGATTTAATAATTCTTCAGTTGGGTCTTCAAATACAGCAATATTAACAACAATGTTGTTTTTAATAAGTCCATAGTCGTTTCTCATTATTTTCTAATTCCTATCCTGCATAAACTATAACTCTTGCATTTCCACCTTGTCCTGCGCTTGCCCCCTGTGTTGGCACAGCGCTTCGAATTGTTCCGCCACCGCCACCGCCGCCACCACCGCCGCCTGGGTCACTTGCTGCGCCTCCAACATTTGGTCCAGCACTGTTGCCTCTTCCTTGGCCGCCTGTTGCTCCTGCAGATGATCCTCCAGCGCCTCCAGATGACACTGGTATGGCGTTTCCGCCATAGAATGCACGGCCACCACCGCCACCGCCACCGCCTCCGCCACCATTAGCAAAGTTAACGGTTCCTAATCCAGTCAAAGACATTGATAGGGTTGAAGACGAATTTCCTGCACCACCATTACCGCCTGTTGTTTGTCCAGTATCTGATCCTGTTCCACCATCGCCGCCGTTTGCTGCAGTGCTGCTTACAGTATAAGATGAAATGTTATTAGATGTAATTGAACCAGCAGTTCCTCCGCCGCCTCCAGTATTTCTCATTCCTCTAAATCCACCGCCACCGCCAGAGACTGTAATAAGATTACCAAAACTTGTTGAGCCAGCAGCGTTTCCAGTTTCTGCCTCTGTTGGATTAGATCCACCTGCTCCACCATTTCCAATACCACCGAGTGTTAATGTATATGTTTGTCCTGGAGTAACTGGATAGTCTTTAAAGGCAACGGCACTACCGCTACCTGCACCACCACCGCCGAATCCGCTTGTAACAGAGCCATTTGCAGCAAATGCTCCGCCGCCACCGCCTCCACCTGCACTAGTTAAAAATACTGCAATTTTTGTTTTTCCAGCAGGAACAGTGTAAGTACCAGATGCATTAAATGTTTGTGAAAGAGCATAAGATTTAGATGGAGTAACGGCAGATGATGCACTTGATGAGTCAGAATTTCCAACAGCATTGGTTGATGTCATCGTAAAAGTATATGCTTGATCTGCTGTAAATGTTCCAGTAACAGCAACTGATCCGTCTAGGTCTGACGATGTATATGTTAATGATGTAGAAGGGGAAGATATAATTGTTATTGCTGTAATTGGAGCGCCGTTTGATGCACCTAAAGTGTAGTTAATTGTTACTGATGTATCGTTTACTACAGAAACACTATCAATAGTAGGAGCAGTTGGCTTACCAGCACCTGCAAAGCCAAATGCTTTGTTAGTTCCTGCTCCACGAGTTCCTAGAAATGGCACCCTCTATCCCCCTTACGCAAACTTGGTTTGAGATGCTAACACTGTGTATGTTGCACTACCAGTTTTAATAAGTGTTATTGAATAAATATCAATACTATTTATATTTCCAGCAGCAGGGGCAGTACCGTTTTGCCACTCTAGCGTGACTCCAGATGTTGTTCCATCAACTGTCAGTCCAGACTGATAATATGCTGTACCACCATTTGTTACAAGAAATGCTACAGTAAGTGATTTTCCAGTAGACATAACTGAGTTCATTGTAGTAGAGCCATCTCCACGCAAATTAAGTGTCCAGTTTCCTGTTGCATTTGCTGTGTAGTATGTAACTGCACCATTTGTTAAAACATCATAGTTTACTGTACCAGTTGCTGCCGTTGCAGAAATTGCAACGTTTTCCATCATCTGAGCAATTGAAGCAGTTCCAGTAATAACTGGTGCTGTTAATGCTGCAGATGTTAAAGTTTTGTTTGTAAGTGTTTCGCTGCCTGCAACTGTTGCAAAGTCTGCATCTGTTACGGCGGTATTAAACTGTGCAATTGTTCCTGTTACGGTATTTGTTCCAAGTGCAACCGATTTATTAGTTAATGTTTGTGTGCTTGCTGCTGAATCAATCCAAGCAAGTCCTGAAGTTGTTGCAGAGTTAACATTAAGAACTAATCCATTTGTTGCTGCTACAGATAAAATAGTTATTGCATCATTTGCACTACCAGCAATTAAATCACCCTTTGCTGCAATAGCAGCGGTTGGAATGTATGGGTTTGCTACAATTTCTGTTGCATCTTTGTCTACCCAAATTACACCAGTTGTAAGAGATGTTGTTGGGGCAGAGTTTGTAAATACTGAAGTTGCAGATGTTGGTTGTCCACCTACTGTACCGTCGGAATCTACCCAAATAAAACCATCTGGAATCTCAGGTGGTGTGAAGTCTCCTGGTGCAGGCTGTGTTGCATCTACCTCTCCACCAGATGATGGACGATTCTCAAGTGTTGTAATATCTGCTTGAATATCATAAATAGTTTTTGCAATAGATGGTGTTACTAAAGATCCTGGTGATGTGTTAGCAGGGTCGTAAGAATATGAACCGTAGTGGTATGCACGTAGTGCTGCCTGGATATCTGCTGAATCAGTATATCCTGGAATTGATGTTGGTATTAACGTACCAATTGACTCTGTTGCCATTTAATCACCTCTTGAAAATTATACCATATTATGATGCTAGTATGACACTAATCCCGATTCAACAATGGTAATGTTGAAGTGAATTGTAACTGACTCATCTAGTGCAGACCATGTGCCGCCAGCATACTCAACGGCTTCAAGGTTAATGACAAGATTATCTCCTGCACCTACTAGGGCTGGAATCTGCATTGCTGAAGCAACTGGATTGGTATGGGCGATACTGTACTGAACACTAAAGTTTTCTGAAACAAGCGGGGTACCAGTAACTGTAACAATATCTGCTACTGGAATAATAACTTCTGAAGTACCTGATTCAAAGGTAACTTGTGCATTTTCTGAATATACTGAAGGATAAATATCTAATACTTCTACCCAAACATTTCCACCAGGTTCTGATCTGTATTGATATAAATATCCTAGTTCTCCACCAGGAGATGTATTAATATATAAATCATTTAAATTTGGTGTTTGTCCAATACTTACTGAGTTTGGATTTCCTACCCCGACAAAAAACTGGCTTCCACGAGTTCCCTGTGGACCAATATCTACAAGTACCTCAATGATTGATGGAGGGGCAAGGACTGTAACATCATCGTTATTAAGAACGACATCTGGCATTATGCTGCTCCAGTTACTTGCTCTGTTACTGAGATTGTTCCTGTAATAATTGTGAAAATAAGTGATGCTCCATTTGCAATCTGTACGTCATAGACATATGATCCTGCATCTAGTGTTGTTCCAACACCTGGCAAAATTGTGCAAGTAACTGTATCGTTTACTGCACTGACTACTGCTTGTGCTTCAACAGAAAATGCTGGGTCATCTCCACGGGCTGATGCAATAAAAAATGCAGCGGAATAACCAGTTAGGTCAAATGCTGATCCTGAAGAATTCTTAGGACGAATAACAAACTGATTTGTATCACCCTTGTAATAACTAAAATTATATGTACCTGGAAATGCCATGTTTATCCCTTTACCTTAAAAATCTTATTGTTTACTTTTATAACAGGTGGAAAATTTGTACGTGCATCATTAATCTTAACAACTGGCTGTAGCGTTATCATAGACTTCCTCCTGGAGTAATATCACCTAGTACACATATTGTACCAATAACTGGTGTCCAAACTGTGTCTTCTCCAGTTGCCGCTGGAATTGTAATTTGTAAATCAAAAGGTAATTCTGCTACCACTGTTTTATATGCCGTTCCCCATTTTTCAGTAAGGCAAGGCTCTGCAGTAATAACCACTGAGCC